TTGAGGTCACCTTTACTGTATATAATAACTATTATACAATAAAAATATTAAAATGTCAAGTGTTTTTATCCAATGACAAAGCTATAGCCTGCACCGCCAGTAATCTGAGTTGATACTTCGGCTTCTAGTTTCTCTAATTCAGCTTGTGCTTCTTGTTTAAGAGTGTCGCCGTTCAACTGACTGCCGCCTTGTGGGCCCGCAATTGTTGCAAATTTACTACGAGCTTCGCCTAACATAAACTTACAAGTAGCTAAAGTATAATCTTTTAACCACTGTACCGTTAGATAATCTTTAAGTAATTCGCTATTTGGTCTATAGTTATAGCAAAGTAATAACAGGTCTTCCTCTGCACGTGGCCGCTGTAATAGTGTAAGTTTTTTATTTGCAGTATTCCATTTAAATTCTATATATGAACCAAACATACGTCCTACCATTTCTTGATATCCGGCAAATAATTCGTAAGTTGCTAAGCCTCCCATATTTGAGCTTGTTAATAAATAGGTATTTGTATAAGCTAAGTTAAACGGTTCAAACATTGATCCGCCTTCGCCGCCACCACTCCTAGAACCAATGGAACGTCTGTGTATTTTTCTTACTTCAATTACTTCATTAGGAAGAACATAATCGTTTTGATCAACTACAGTAGGCAAGAATACATACGATTCTTCAACTGAATTATCAGAGCGTTGTCTAAACCTTGACAAGGCTTTATCTAATGCAGTGTTGTAGTGTATTGGATCAAGTTCTACGTCAATCATACCTCCGCCAAGCATTGTATGCACGTAATCAAATACTTCTTGTCTTTGTGTTTGTAGATCAGCCATAAAGTTCTCCTCATAGTATTTATCGTTACGATAAATACTTGCATGCCGAGACTTAGTTTATATAAGCCCGACCGGGGCAAAGATTTTGAATTCCTAGATAGACAGATTCTAGAGATGTTTACTGTTGGTGGAACTGATTTATTCATCCACAAATATCTTGGGCCTGATAACCCTGACGCTGAAGATGCTACAGCTGATCAACCTCATTATGATGCAGTGAAAGAAACTAACATACAAGATTTGTTATTCTTAGAAAATAGAGATAGGAAATATGATGCTGATGTATACACTATGCGAGGGATATACAATGTTCAAGATGTAGATTTTGATCTTAGTCAATTTGGATTATTTTTACAAAATGACACATTAATGCTTACTATTCATATTAGAAGTAGTGTAAAAACATTAGGACGGAAAATTATGTCCGGAGATGTTATTGAGCTACCACATTTAAAAGATGAATATGCACTTAATGATTATGCAGTAGCACTTAAACGGTTCTACGTAGTTGAAGATGTTAATCGGGCAAGTGAAGGATTTACACAAACGTGGTATCCGCATTTATATAGATTAAAACTTAAACAAATAATAGACAGTCAAGAGTTTAAAGAAATACTTGACTTACCTGCTGAAGAAGATGCACCAGGTGGTAATACATTAAGAGATTTATTATCTACATACGAAACAGAAATGCAAATTAATAATGCAGTAGTTGCACAAGCAGAAGCAGATGCAGCAAAAAGTGGATATGATACTAGTCATTTATTTACGTTAACAACTGACGAAAACGGAGATACTGAGCTAGTAACAGTTGATTCGGCTACACTTGATGCGTCAGATGGCATTAATGTTGACAAGGTAATGGTTCCGCCAACTAATACTGGATATCAAGGCTATTTATTAGGCGACGGATTACCACCAAACGGTGAAGTATTTGGTCACGGTATTAGTTTTCCATCAGCACCGTCAACTCATGATTATTTTTTAAGGACAGACTTTTTTCCTAACAGACTATTTAAATATGACGGAACTCGATGGGTTAAATTAGAAGACTCAGTACGTGTGTCGTTATCAAACACAAATACTAAACCTACGCAAAAAGGCGGCTTTGTTAATAACACTAAAACAGATAATATTGCCGGCGAAACAATTACAGAAAGACAGAGTCTTTCAAAAGCACTTAAAGCTAAGGCAGATAACTAATGGCTCAACATTTTTATGATGGACAAATAAGAAGATACTTAACTCAGATGGTTAGACTAATGAGTAATTTTTCTTATGAAGATAGTAAGAAAAAGTTAGTAGTAGTACCAGTAATGTACGGCGACATTACTAGACAAGTTGGCAGTATTATTAAAGAAGGTTCAGAGAATAAAATACCAAGTGCTCCTAGAATGGGTATATATGTTACTGGGCTCGAAATGAATACTGCAATGCTTGCAGATGCTAGTTATATTAGTAAAGTAAATGTTAGAGAACGTGCATATGACTCAACTGGTAAAGAATATTTAAACGAGTCAGGAAAAAATTATACAGTTGAACGGCTTATGCCTACACCTTACGAGCTTAGTGTTAATGTAGATATTTGGTCAACAAATACTGATCAAAAATTACAAATTTTAGAACAAATTTTAATGCTGTTCAATCCTAGTTTAGAAATACAAACTACTGACAACTATATTGATTGGACTAGTTTAAGTGTTGTTAATTTAGACGGTATTACTTTTAGTAGTAGGACAATTCCAGTAGGAATTGATTCAGATATTGATGTAGCTACGCTTCAGTTTAAAACACCAATTTATATATCACCGCCAGTTAAAGTAAAAAGGCTAGGTGTTATTACAAATATTATTACAAGCATTTTTGACGAAACTGGAAATATTAATAATATTAATCCGCATAAGATTTTTGATAGTTTTGGTAATCAGTTAGCTGCAGAGCTATCTTCGGACTTTGATAGTCAAGATCAACTAATGCCCGAACTTGCAACCGAACCTACTGACGTACACGGAAGGATAGTAGTTGCGCCTACTGGCGAAGTAACTAATATTGCCCAAACTGGTAAAGTTAAACGCGGTTCAGCTGACGTTGTTTTAGGTATATCTCATAATAATTATAATATTCTAGTATTAAACAGTGTAATCCAACTAGTACAAAAAGGAATTGTTGGTAATGTTTCATGGCCTACTTATTTAACTGCAATACCTGGTAACTTTAGAACAGGACTATCGCAAGTAAGATTATCTAGGCAAGATTTAACTAATGATATTATAGGTACATTTGCTGTTGATCCGTTAGATGAATCTAAAGCAGTAGTTAATTGGGACGAGGATAGCTTACCAAGTGATACTATTATAACTAGTACATTACAAGAAAAAACAAAAATTGATTATATCCTTGATCCTACAAAAACAAATCCAACTACATTAAGAACAGCTGGCAATAGAATTTTATTATTAGGAGCAATTGGTAGTACACTTAATACTGATGGTGCTGATGCATGGAAACACGCAGACGGTACTGACTTCATTGCCGACGAAAATGATATAGTAGAATGGGATGGAACTAAATGGGTTATAGTGTTTGACGCTTCAACTAAAACAACACCAATAACAGATATAACATATACTACTAACCTAAATACAAGTATACAATACAAATGGGATACGGTTGAATGGGTCTTATCATTCGAAGGTGAATATCCAGACGGCACCTGGCGCATAGTATTTTAAGATAATTATTTGTATGAACGATATTGTTTGCAGTGGAGCTCTCTTCTACACCCTTAACACAAATAGATTTTTATTCTTGCTTAGAGGCAGCGGTAAAAAGGCTGACTTATGGGGATTAGTAGGCGGTAAAAACGAAGGCATTGAAACTCCATGGGAAGGGTTGCAACGAGAAATAGAAGAAGAAATTGGATTTATTCCAGATATTAAAAAGACGTTGCCATTAGAAACCTTTGTATCTAATGATGAACACTTTCATTTTCACACGTATTTGTGTGTAATAAACGAAGAATTTATTCCACAGTTAAATGACGAACACACCGGATATGCTTGGTGCAGCTTTAGTAAATGGCCAAAGCCACTTCATTTAGGATTACGCAATACTTTACAAAGTAGAGTTAATCTTTCTAAGCTAGAAACTGTATTTCAAACAATTAATCTACTTGACAAATAACTTAAAAGATAGTATAATAACACTATGAAAGTATTAGTTATCGGCGATGTAATAATCGACAAATATATCTATGGCACTTCAGAACGCATAAGTCCTGAGGCACCTGTACCTGTAGTTAAGTACCAGAGTGAAGTTGAAACACTTGGTGGTGCAGGACTTGTATACAAAAACTTAAAAAGCCTAGGTGTAGATGTAACACTATTTGAAACCGAACAACCTAGTAGTATTAAAACTAGAGTAATTTGTGACGGACATTATATTACACGCATTGACAATGATAAAGATGCAGACTCTAATGCTGTA